GATACTTGCCATACGATAGTGATAAATTTAAAATCGTTAAAGGCTTTACTTCCAAAGAAGAAGCCGAAAAGTATGCTAAAGCAGAAAACTTTGATGAACTAGCCGACGAATGGAACATTGAAGAAGAGAACGATGACAAAAAAGATGAGTCAATTGATCTTCTTAAAAAACTAGCAGGACTATAAATGTTAAGAAGCCTGTGGTAGATTCACAGGCTTTTTTTCTGAATAAATATCATTATGAGCACAGCCAATACAGATCTAGTTAAAAAACCATACCGTAAAGAAAACCTAACTCATGATCAAATACTTGAGTTAGCTAAATGTATGCAAGATCCCAAATACTTTATGACAGAACATTGTTGGATTCAACACCCAACTAAGGGGCGTATGAAGTTTGGGCTGTTTGATTTTCAAAAAGAACTAGTTGACACTTATCACAATTTCCGTTACAGTATTGCACTTATCAGTAGACAAATGGGTAAGTCAACAGCCGCAGCAGGTTATCTGTTGTGGTATGCTATGTATAACCCAGATCAAACTATTCTTATTGCAGCACACAAATACAGTGGTGCGCAAGAGATCATGCAGCGTATACGTTTTGCATATGAAACACTGCCTGACTATCTACGCAGTGGCGCAGTTAGTTACAACAAAGGCAGTATAGAATTTGACAATGGTAGCCGTATTGTAGCACAGGCAACCACCGAAAACACTGGACGTGGTTTGTCCATATCATTAGCATACTTGGACGAATTTGCATTCGTTAGGCCCAATATTGCTCGTGAATTCTGGACTGCACTTTCACCAACATTGAGTACAGGTGGTAAATGTATTATTACTAGTACCCCCAACCAGGATGATGACCAGTTTGCACAAATTTGGAGACAAAGCCAAAAGATGTTTGATGAGTTTGGTAATGAAACTGAAGTTGGTGTAAATGGGTTTCGTGGATACAGTGCAGACTGGAAACGTCATCCAGATCGTGATGAAGAATGGGCAAGTGTAGAACAGGGTAAGATTGGTGAAGAACGTTTCCGCCGTGAACACTTAAACGAGTTCATTGCATTTGATGAAACGTTAATTAACAGTTTACACTTAGTGGAATTGTCAGGTGAAGATCCTTATAAGAAAACAGGCCAAGTTCGTTGGTATGATACAATAAAAGATGGCAACACATATGTTATAGGATTGGACCCAAGTTTGGGAACAGGTGGAGATCCAAGTGCGATACAAGTCTTTACCTTGCCTGGCATGACACAAGTGGCAGAGTGGCAACACAATAAAACACCAGTACAAGGACAGATACGTATACTGAAACAAATATGTGAACAAATACGTGAAGAAGCACCCAACAGTGAAATATACTGGAGTGTGGAAAATAATACACTGGGTGAAGCAGCAATCGTTGTAATTGATGAAATGGGCGAGGAACAAATACCAGGTACATTTTTAACTGAGCCTAAAAAAGCAGGTGCTGCTCGTGTTGCTAGACGTGGATTTAATACAACTAACCGCAGTAAACTAACCGCCTGTGCTAAATTTAAACAGTGGGTTGAAAGCGGTAAACTAAAAATTAAAAGTAAAAATTTACTAGGGGAAACAAAAACATTTGTTGCTCGTGGTAGTAGTTATGCTGCAAAAGAAGGCGAGCATGATGATCTTGTAATGAGTACTCTGCTAGTTGTACGTATGACAATGGTTATAAGTCAATATGATGAGAACACATTTGAAGACATGCGTGATAGTTTTCAGGACGATTATGTAGCACCAATGCCAATAGGCTTAATCTAACAAAAAGTATAAATAAGTGTATGGCAGTTAATATAGATTCAGTAAGTACTCAACTTTTTAAAATTATCAAAGGCAACGGTTACGCTGTCCAGCTATTCACGGCTGAGGGTAAAAGCAGTGTAGATCCAGAAGAAGCACGCCGTTATTATATCGGTGATGAAAAGATTATGATTAATTTAGAAAGTAACGAAGAGCACGACGAGATCAAAGTTAACCTAGGAAAATCAACAAACTTAAAAGCAATCCGTCCTATGCTTGACAGTATCCGCAGTTTAGCAACTCGTAATATTATCGAGTATACGTTAAAAACATTTGGCAAGGATATTGAACCTAAGGATTTTGCTTTTTTGGCTAAAAAGGAAGGTACAATGGAAGTTAAAGAAGGTTTCAGCAAAGCATATGGTAGCACAAAAAGCAGCTATCAGACACTGGAAAATGCACGCCTTATTATCAAACACCGTAAAAATGTAGATGAAGAAGTCCGTGGATCACGTAGTAGAAATATCCATAGCTTGTTTATTGAAAATAACGAGGGCGAAAGATTTAAATTCCCCAACAACAACCTTCCAGCAGCTCGTGCAATGACACGCCATGTTAAAGAAGGCGGTACACCATTTGATATAATTGGTGAGCATATTATTGCACTATCAGAAGAATTTGCAGAGTTACAAAAATTCCGTAACTATGCCAAAAAGAATTCACTAGTCAGTGAAGATACAGCAGATGTTATTGAAGGTGTTAGTTCACGTTTAGATAACATCAAGAAAGAATTCAAGTCACTCAGTGGCACTAAAGGCTATACTAAGTACGTTGAGAATTTTGAAGACAAAAGATCAGCTTTGGAAGAGGATGGTGTTGACACCCTTCGCGACCAATTTACCGTACGCAAGTTTGACGAAAATGTCGCCGATGCATTACCGCACGTTGCCCGAGTAGTGAAAGAAATTAAAGTAAAAGAAAGTCGTGAGACTCGTCTTAAAGATATTATTAACAAAGTCATTAATAGTAAAGATAAGTTAGAATTACGCAAAGAGCTTGATCCTAACGATCCTGATAATCCTGAGAACCTACGTTTTAGTAACAATGTTGCCAAGATGTCAGCGTTCTCAGGATACCTTTCAAAGTATGTAACAGACGATGAACTGAGCAACATGCTTGCACAGTTAAGTGATGATATGCATGACTTTGATAAAAAACAAAAAGAACTATCAATTAAACTCTTGACATTCATTAAAAATAATGCTAATGTTAAAGAGTCTAAAAATGTGTCAGTAGGCACAGAAGAAGCAGTGGTGGAGAACATTGTTGAGTCATTTAGTAAATTTGATCCAGAAGATTTTTTACTATAAACACTTGACATTATTCAAAACTTCTTATATAGTGTGTGATATTGCATAAGTTGATATCGCACACACTAGGCAAAAACTTAGGCAAACAAACAAAGGCTAATATGGAGAAAAATTATGGCAACTTTAGCAGAAATCAGAGCAAAACTTCTTGAACAAGAAAACCGTGGTAACAACAGATCACAACAAGGTGGTGGTGACAATGGCATTTATGCATTTTGGAATATTCCAGAAGGACAGTCAGCCACACTAAGATTCCTCCCAGATGGCGATGACACTAATACTTACTTTTGGCGTGAGCGTCAAATGATTCGTATTCCTTTCAGTGGCGTAGCTGGTGGAGATGAACACAAAGCATGTACAGTAACAGTGCCTTGTATGGAAATGTGGAACGAAACCTGTCCAATTCATGCAGAGATCCGTCCTTGGTTTAAAGATCCAAGCATGGAAGATATGGCTCGCAAGTATTGGAAAAAGCGTAGTTATTTGTTCCAAGGATTTGTAGTTGATAGTCCAATCCAAGAGGACTCAACACCAGAAAATCCAATCCGCAGATTTATTATTAATCCAAGTATCTTTAACATTATCAAAGCAGCACTTATGGATCCAGACTTTCCAGAGCTGCCAACTGATTATGATCAAGGTACTGACTTCCGTCTTACAAAGACACAAAAAGGTCAATATGCAGACTACTCTACATCAAACTGGGCACGTCGTGAGCGTAGTTTAGGTGAAGCAGAGCGTAATGCAGTAGCAGAACATGGCTTGTTTAACTTGGAAGACTTTATGCCCAAGAAACCAGGCGCAGAGGAGATTAATGCAATCTTTGAAATGTTTGAAGCTAGTGTAGACGGTCAACTATATGATCCTTCACGCTGGGGTAATTTTTATCGCCCAGCTGGTGTACAAATTGATATGAATGCAAGCGCACCAGCACCAGTTGCAGCACCAGCACCGCAACCTGCACCTGCTCCAGTAGCAGAAACAGTGAGTGATACTGGATGGCAAGACCCAGCACCAGCAGCAACACCAGAGCCTACTCCTGCTCCGGCTGCTGATGAAGGCAAAGCAAGTGCACAAGATATTCTTGCTGCAATCAGAGCCCGTAAAGGCTAATCCGGCTGTAGGGGGATTTATTTCCCCCTACTTTTTCATAATAGGAGAATAATATGGCAAGACCATTTGATGTAAGTAAATTCCGTAAAAGTATTACGAAGAGTGTGCCTGGGCTTAGTACTGGGTTTAGAGATCCTGACACTTGGATTTCAACAGGCAATTATACACTAAACAAACTGCTAAGTGGAGACTTTCGTAAAGGTGTACCACTAGGTAAAGTTTCAGTATTTGCAGGTGAAAGTGGTGCAGGTAAATCGTTTATCTGTAGTGGCAACTTGGTACGTGAAGCACAAAAACAAGACATTTTTGTTGTGCTAATTGATACTGAAAACGCACTTGATGAAGCCTGGCTACATGCACTAGATGTTGACACTAGTGAAGAAAAACTTCTTAAACTTAACGTAGCAATGATTGATGATGTTGCTAAACTTATTAACGAGTTTATGAAAGACTATAAATCACAATATGCTGATAAAGAAGACACAGATCGTCCTAAAGTATTGTTTGTAATTGACTCGCTAGGTATGATGCTAACGCCTACAGACATTAATCAGTTTGAAAAAGGTGACTTGAAAGGTGACTTGGGACGTAAGCCCAAAGCACTTACAGCACTTGTTCGTAACTGTGTTAACATGTTTGGCGACTACAATGTTGGACTAGTAGCAACTAACCACACATATGCATCACAAGATATGTTTGATCCTGATGATAAGATCAGTGGTGGACAAGGCTTTATCTATGCATCAAGTATTGTTGTTGCGATGCGTAAACTAAAACTAAAAGTAGACGCAGATGGCAACAAAACAAGCGAAGTACATGGTATCCGTGCAGCGTGTAAAGTTATGAAAACACGTTACGCAAAACCT